TCTAACTTATTCTTCGGTACAGGATTGCTTTCTGACCACAACGAAGTTAAGTTGATTGATATGGCAGACATTGACGGAAGTCAAAATGTTCGTGTAGTAATGAGATTTACTGCAGGAGTACAGTACGGAATTGGTAGCGATTTAGTACTACAAACTTTAGCATAATAAATTAGTTTAATATAAAAGAGGGTAGGTTGGAATAGTCTTGCCTACCCTTTTTCTTTAAAAAAAAATAATATGGCGTGTACATTAAACAAAGGAAGAACAGAGCCTTGTAAAGATAGCGTTGGTGGTATACAAGCAGTATACTTCATTGATTATGGTACTTTAGGTACTATTTCTTATGACGACTCTGCAACACAGGCAGATATTACTGCATTTGCAGGTACTCCAACTGCTTTTAAATATACATTAAAAGGCACAAGTTCTTTAGAGCAAACAATTACATCAAGTCGTGAAAATGGAACTACATTCTACGACCAAATTGTAAACTTATCATTTAAAAAACTTTCAGTACAAAGTAATGAAGAATTAGCACTTATCGCAGTAGCAAGACCTCACGTTATCGTAGAAGATAACAACGGAAACTTTATGTTAGTTGGTAAAGAGTTTGGTGCTGATGTTAATGGTGGTACAGTAGTAACAGGAGCCGCTATGGGCGACTTATCAGGATACACTTTGACTTTACAAGGTATGGAAAAGAAACCTGCAACATTTATTAACTTTGGAGATGCAGACCCATTAGGAACTGCAGGAGTTACAGTTTCAGGAACTAATATTGACGACATTTAGTAGTAATTTGTTTTCATTAGAAAGAGGCGACCCCGTAAGGTCGCTTTTTTTTATGTTCATTTGCAAAAAGATAACATTTTGTCGTTATATTAGTATGATAGTATTTACAACAAGTACAGGAAACCAAAATTTGTATTTTATTCCAAGAGTATATTTAACAAGCGGTGTTACATTAACACTTACTGATGATATCACTTTTGATGATGCTACAAATACTTCTGCTACATTTACAAGAGAGGGCGACTTCATAAAAGGAGAGGTATCGTTTTCTAATTTAAAAGAAGATAGATTTTACACTTTGCGATTTGTTAGAAATTCTGATAGCGAAGTATTATACAAAGACAAATTATTTGTAACTAATCAAACCATTGAGCAAGTTAATGGCGATTTATATTCAATTAATGACGGAGAGTATATTGAGCAAGAAACAAGCAACAATGATTACATAGTATTATGAGAAAAAAGAAACAACAAGGTAAGATTAACATTGTAAACTTAAGCAACTATGTTTCGCCTGATATCAAAGTTCAAAAGAACAAAGAGTGGGTAACATACGGATATAACAATGACTATTTTAGTTATCTAATTGACAGATATAAAGGCAGTCCTACAAACAATGCTATTATCAATGGTATGAGCCAAATGATATATGGTAAAGGATTAGATGCTACTGATAGTAGTCAAAAGCCAAATGAGTATGCACAAGCAATAGTTTTATTTAAGAAAGAAATTGTACGCAAATTAGTTTACGATTTAAAACTTATGGGGCAATGTGCGATACAAATTATTTATTCAAAAGACAGAACAAAGATTGCACAGGTTGAACATATGCCTGTTGAAACACTTGCAATGGAAAAGTGTGATGATGACGGAGAGATAAAAGCATTTTACTATTTTCACGATTGGGAGAATATTAAACAAAATGATAAACCTCAACGTATCCCTGCATTTGGTACAAGTAGAGAAGCAATAGAGATTTTATATGTTAAACCATATGTTGCAGGACATTATTATTTCTCGCCTGTTGATTATCAAGGGGGGTTACAATATTCGGAGTTAGAAGAAGAAATAGCAAACTACCATATTAATAACATAATGAATGGTCTTGCACCAAGTATGTTAATTAACTTTAATAATGGAATACCAAACGAAGAAGAAAGAGAATTAATTGAAAGAAAGATATTTGAGAAGTATAGCGGTAGTTCTAACGCAGGTAAATTCATTTTAAGTTTCAATGAGGGTACAGATACACAAAGCAACATAGAAGCGGTACAATTAAGTGATGCACATAACCAATATCAATTCTTGTCAGACGAAAGTATGCGTAAGATAATGGTATCACACAGAATTGTTTCTCCAATGTTGTTGGGTATAAAAGACCAAAGTGGTTTAGGAAATAACGCTGATGAGTTAAAGACTGCAAGTACATTAATGGATAACACAGTTATTAGACCATTTCAAGAAATGTTGCTTGATGCCTTTGATGAGATATTAGCATACAATAACATATCTTTAAATTTATATTTTAAAACACTACAACCATTAGAGTTTACAGAAATTGATAGCGACCTTGTTGATGATGAAACACAAGAAGAAGAAACAGGAGTTAAGATGTCAGAAGAAATTGAACTTACTGACGAGTTATCTACTGCTATTATTGATAATTTAAAAAGTGATGAAATAGGAGATGAGTGGGAATATGTTGATGAGATTGAGGCTGATGATGATATTGATGAAGATGCGTGGGTAAATTATTTGTTAAGACCAAAAAGAAATTTAGCACAAAAATTTGCTGATACTGTTACTTCAAAGCCAAGTGGGTTTAGTTATTTAGATAAATCATTTTACAAAATAAGATACAAATACTTTGAAAAATATCCAAGTACAGATAGTAGAGCTTTTTGTAGCCAAATGATGACAAAAACAGATAGCAAAGGATTTCCTGCAGTATACAGATTAGAGGATATTGATAAAGCAAGTAGAGAGGGAGTGAATAGTACATTTGGGCATAAAGGCAAACCTTATGATTTGTTTAAATATAAAGGTGGACCAAATTGTAAACATATTTGGAAAAAGGTACTATTTAGATTAAAAGATAAAACAATAGAAAGTCCTGAATTTAGCGACTACAAGAGAACACGCACTATTCCTAAAAGCTACAATATTGAGCCAAGAGGAAGTAGAGAAGCGAAGATTGCTCCGATAGATATGCCAAATAATGGTCATCACCCAAATTGGAATAAATAATTATGGCAACAGCATTATTCATAACACCGAAAGATTTAAAACAAAATTCCTTTGTAGACGGAAACGTTGATACGGATAAGTTTATACAATTTATAAAAATCGCACAAGAAATTCACGTTCAAAACTATTTAGGAGGTGCTTTGTATGATAAGATTTCGCAAGATATCATAGACGGAACATTAGCAGGAGATTATTTAAACCTTGTTCGTGATTACATAAAAGATATGTTAATACATTATGCAATGGTTGATTACTTGCCTTTTAGTGCATATCAAGTTGCTAATGGTGGAGTTTATAAACACACTTCTGAAAATAGTACAGGTGCGACAAAATCAGAAATAGATGCTCTTGTTGAGAAGCACAGACAATTTGCTCAATTTTATACAAGAAGATTTATTGACTATATGTGCTTTAATAATAATTTATTTCCTGAATACAATCAAAATCAAAATGGAGATATGTATCCGGATAGAGAAGCAAATTTCACAGGATGGGTGTTATAAAACGCAAGAGTAAACCAAAACAAAAAAATATAGAACTTTTAAAGCAGTTCTTAAAAAAGAAAGAAAATGAGTTACGGAAGTATATACGATAGTACCTATTGGGGTTATGTTGAACAAAATGGTTGGGGTGGAATTTATTACGACTTAACAGTATGATATATAATGTAATAAAGCAAAGGTCGAGAAACGCAATTAGTAGAGGTACGACTTCAGAGCGTTTAGTTATAAATTGGAGGCACTATCAAAGTGGTACTTCTACTTATACGCTTTATGATACAGGTATGACTACTGCGTTCCCTTATGCTTATGGTACTATACCTGTGCCTTTTGATTGCTATGTGAGTAGTGTTACTATGACTGCTAATAAATATAGTAGTTATGGCACACCGACTGGAACAAGTGCAACTGTATATATCTATAAGGGTTTAAATACTTTAGTTACTTCAAAAACATTAAGCTATACTGCAAGTGAGGGTATGATACTAAATTTTGATTTTGGTACTACT